ATGAACGGGGCCAGGTCGATGGCGTGGCCGGTGATGTGGCGGCTGTTGAGGGTGGTGCTGGCGCCGGCCTTGAGCAGCTCGGCCTGGCGCTCGGTGGTGCGCAGGCCTTCGATGACGGCGAAGTCCACCTCACTGAGGGTGAGCGCGCGGCGCACCACGCGCACCAGGTCGGGGTGCACGCCGGCCAGGCGCTGCTCGCTGCGGGCGCTGAAGGTGTAGCCGTTCATGGCCTAGCCCCCTGCCCAATCTGTTTCTCGATCAAGCGGTCCAGCTTGGCCTCAACGCGCTCCAGCTGGCTGCGCACTTGCACCTGCATCTCGGAGGTGGTGCGGTCCTGGCGGTCGTCGCGGGTGATCTGGTGGGCGCTTTGCACCTTCAGGATCTCGACATCCTTGCGGATATCGGCGATGTAGAGCAAGCCCACGCCGGCCTGGATGAACAGCGCGAGGATGATGCTGATGGGCACCTTCTTGTCCAGGTGCCAGCCGGCGTTGCGGTCGTCGTTCACTGGTTCACCCCCAAGCGCCACACCGCCAGGGGCAGCAGCACCACCAGGCCGCCGGCCAGCGTGGCCAGCGCATCGAGCAGCTCAGGGTTGCCGCGGCGGCTGGCGCGGTCGCTTAGCTCTTTGCCGATGGCGAACACCACGCACAGCAGCACACCGATGGCAATGCTGTGCAGGCTGCCCAGTGCGGCCAGCAGGGCGCCGTAGACGAAGTGGTTGGCCTTGTCGGCGGGTAGTTGTGGCAGGGTCATGGGTGGGCAGAAAGTGCGTTTCGGAAATGCTGCGGCGCACCTCGCAGCGTGACCGCTGCGGGCGTTTCGGATCAGGGGGAAAGTGGCACGCCGCAGTGGGCGCGCCGGGTCAGGCGGGTGGCGTTGGCCAGGTGATGGCGTCGGGCCAGCCCACCTGCGCCGTCACGTCGCGCAGCGCTTGGCGGTAGGCGGCCCAGGCGGCGGGCACGGGCTCGCCGCGCTCCATGGCGCGGGCCACCACCCAATCGCAGGCGGCCAGGCGGCGGTCGCGCTGGGCGCGGGCGTCGGCCTCGCGCTCGGCCAGGCTGGGGCCTGGGGGCTCGTGGGGCAGCAGCTCGCCGGTGTCGAGGCACACGCGCTGGCGCTGCCAGTCGGTCACGCCCAGGGCCGCGCCGTGCCCTGGGGGCAGGTTCAGCTCCAGGTCGGCATCGGGGCCGCTGAAGCTGGCGCCGGCAAAGAGGCCGTCGGCAAGGCGGTAGAAGTGCCAGGTGCTCATCGCCGGATCTGCTCCGCCTTGAGGTTGATGTTGCTGAAGCTGTAAGCGCCAATGCCAGGCCGCACTGCATCAAGCCCGACAGTGACCAAGGTGCCGCCGGTGACGCTGAAGGTGGCCTGCAGCGCAAAGGTGCCCTCGCCGCGGTTGGTGAACGAGACCGAATCACCGTTCACCGTGGTGCCGCCCTGGGTGCGGTAGAGCCTGGCCGAGCCGTTGGCACCGCTGCTGCGGCGGGTGAAAAGGTCGGCAGTGACGGTCACGATGACCGTGCAATCCACCGAAGGCGTGAAGCTGAGGGTGTGGATGACTGCCATGGGTCAGAGGTCGTTTGCGTCAGACACCGGGCCGGCCAGGAAGCTGGTGCTGACCACCGCAGCGGCACCTGCCGCCAGCTCAGCGCTGTTCACACTGCCCGTGCCCACGTAAGGCTGCCAAGCGCCGGCCACGCGCTGCCATGCTTTGCCGGAGCTGGTGTCCAGCCAGATCGAGCCGTTGGGCACCGCGCCGGGGTCCGAGCTTTGGCGGTAGACGTCGTTGCGGGTGGCCGCCAGGTCGCCGGTGTAAGCGTTGCGGTCGAGGTCTTGCACCCAGCCGCCGGCCCAAGATGAGGCGCCACATACGCCCCAGCGACGCCAGGTCGTGGTGCCCCGGTACGCGTACTGGTAGCAGGCACCGCCGCTGGAGTCGCTGTACTGAATGACGGTTTCGAGCGTCAGGTAATTGTCGGCGCCACCCAAGCCAACCGAAGCAGAGATCTTGAACTCGCGCGTGGTGCCGACCGGGTACCAGCTGGGCGGACGGTCGGTACTGCGCTCGCCCAGGTCATCGCGCACGGGCAGCGTGACGACCTGGCCCTGGGGGCTGCCAGCGTTGCTGAGCACACCAGTCGATGAGAGGGCAAGTTGGTTGTTGCTGACTGTCGTGCCGGTCCCCGCGCCGCCGCCGTAGAACTGGCCGCTGGCGTTGATGCCGATGAGGCCGTTGCTCACTGTGGTGCCGGCACCAGTTGCCACGCCTTGGATGGCGCCGCTGCCATCCACCGAGGTCTGGTTGGCGTTCAGATCGCCGGTGTAGCCAAGCTGGCGTGTATTGAGGGGTGGGCCGGGGCGGTAGGGGCTAGGGCCACTTGCACTCGGACCGATCTCCTCGAATTGCGGAGCGGCCAAGAAAACCCAACTATCCCCTTGACCCGCATTGGTGTCCCCCTTGCGAACAAAGAACGTAGCCGTCACTGCCCCTGCCGGGGCCACTGCCACGATGCTCCTGCGGGTGAGCACCTCCAATGCGTTTGTTAGACCCTCTTCACTGGCGGTGTCTACTGTGTTGTATTGAATGGCGGCGCCCGAGGCGTTCAGCCAGCCAAGAAAGATGCGCGAGCTGCATCGCCGCGACTGCATGTAGATCGATAGGCAGTACCTGCGTCCGGCTGCAACCGGGATGCGCAGCTCAGTGAAGGTACTCCGCACCGCTGCAACATTGAAGTCAGCAGCCATGTACTCACCATTGATGAGTGTGCTGTCTCCCGTGAAACCTCCGATGCGCCCCAGCTGCCTGGCATAGAAGGAGTCAGTGGTGTTGCCGACGAACATGAAATCGGCGGTTGTCCAGCCCAGGGCAGGGCCACCAACACGGCTGCGGCCCGCGTTTGTCCAGTTGCCCCCGTTCGGGGTGTAGCCCCGCCAGAACAACTCCTCGGTGGCTTGGTCGCTGCCTGGAATGAGGTTTTGCCCAAGCGCCAGGTCATCGTTCCGAATGGCCTCGGCTCCACTCAAGCCCGCCAAGTTGGCCGGTCGGCTGGCAACGCCTGTCCAGCTGGCCCGCTGCCCGGCCACCTCGGCGATGCGGTTGAGCAGCGCCTGGCGCTTGGCGTACACGTCGGCCCAGGTGGCGCGGTAGACCGCAGGCACGATGGTGGTGTCCTGGCTGGTGTCGCTCCATCCAGGGCTCAAGCCCACCAGGTAGGCGGCAAGCGCCGAGTAGGCGCCCGTGTAGGCGTCGCGCTCGGTGACGATGCCGAAGCCGTTGGCGCGTGCCACGATGCCCGCCTGCTCGTCCTGCAGGGCTTGCCAGTCGAGGATGGTGGCGGCCTTTTCACCGCGCGCCAGGATGCCGTCGCTGTCGATGGCGGCGATGCGGGTGAGCGCACTGGTGGCGTTCGTGCTGGCGGTGTTGGCAGTGGTCTGCGCAGCAGCTGCTGCATCGCTGGCCAAGCGTGCAGCAGTCACATCTTCAAGGCGGATGTCTTGCACCGCTTGGTGGACAGCGCCGCTCCCCACGGAGTGCTGGAACCAGAAGCCGACGCGGCAGTAGGCCGCAGCTGCGGGGATTGGCCGGCCTGCTACACCGGCACCGAAGTCGTTGCCGTAGCGACGCCACACGCTGTCTGCAGTCGGCAGCACACCGAAGGGGTAGCCGGCATACGAGCCACCCCACCCAGTGTCAGCACCATCCAGCTCGGTGCCGTCAGCACGGAACATGCGCACCACCAAGTACACATTGCGGTTGTTGCCTGGCGCCGCGCTGATGTTGGCGGTCAGGCTGTAGCGCTTCGCGGGGTCGAGCGGGATGGCTTCGCGCGACCAGATGCGCTGGTCGGCGCCCGGCCCGCTGCAGCCGAAATAGCGCGTGCCCACCGCGCCCGTGGCCGTGGTGTTGAGCTGGACGATGCTGGTGGCGTTGTCAAACTCCCAGGCGGCCAGGTCATCGCAGGCAGGGTTGGCGTTGAGGGCCGCGCCGCCAGTGACAACAGCCAGCGCCGTGCCCGACACCCCCACCACGGCGTTGCTGAGGTTGCCGCTGGTGTCCTCATGCCGCGCCAGGATGGTGTAAGCCCCAGGCGCCGTGGCCCACTCGTAAGCGCTGCCAGTGCCGCGCCAGATGCGCGTGGCCGTTTCCCACACGGTGCCCACGCGCAGCTCGGTCAGCGCGTAGTCGGCATCGGGGCACGGGGCCCAACTGATGCGCAGGGCGCCGGGCGCGCCGGTGGCGGCCAGGGTGCTGACGTTGCTGGGCGGGGCGCTCTTGCCCAGCACGACATGCAGCACCTGGATCGACCAGGCGCCGGCCACCAGCTTGTTGCGGGCGCGGGTGCTGATGGCGTAGACGCGGCCGTCCTGCACCCCGGTGAGCAGGGCCTGGGTTTCAGCGCCGGCCACCACCTCGGTCTGGTAGGTGCTGGGGTCGCTGTCGGCGGGGCCGTAGCGCACCTCGATGGTGCCGCCGTTGCGTACGGCTTCGTCCTGCACTGCCGACCAGGCCACACGGATGCGGCTGAGGATGGTGCCGTCGGCCTGGCGCAGCAGTTGGGCGTTGCCGCTGGTGATGCTGCTGGGCGAGACGCCGGGCACGGCGTAGGGGTTGGGCAGCGCGGTGTTGGGGGCGGCGTCGGTGCGACTGAACGTGGCGTCGGGGTTGTAGATCGAGGCGTCGGTCTCTTTGAGGGTCAGCTTGATGCCGCCCTCTTGGCTGAAGCCCCAGCTCAGCACCTCGAAGGGCTTGGCCACCCAGCCGAATCGGGGCAGGGTGACGGCGATCACGTCGAACAGCTCCAACGCGAGGGCGCGCATGTTGCAGCTTAAGGAAACCGTGAGCGCCTGGCGGCTGTCGCGCAGCATGACGCCGCACACATGGGCGGCATGGGCGGTGTCGGTGACGGCGCCAAGGCTCACCTCGCGCGGGTACTCCGCGCCATCGGCGGTGATGTACTCCGATGGCGCGATGCGCGGGATGGCCGCCACCACGTAAGCGTTGGCGGCGTTTGCAATGCTGGGCACCACCGTGTTGAAAAGCTCGGTGCGGGGCACGGTGCTGACGACGTCGATCTCGCCTACGCTGCTGACCCAGTCCTCGGTGAGCGTGGCCACCGGCGCGGTGTAGGCGCCTGCACGCACGCGCAGTCGGCCACCGGCCCAGGCCCAGCGGCCGGCCATGGCAGCGACGATCTCACCCAGCACTTCGTCGGGCGGTTGATCGGTGCGGGCCACCAGCCCGGCGGTGTAAAGCGGCAGGGTCTGCGTGGTGGTGGCGCCGGCGGCGTTCACGGTGGTGAAGCTCTGTGCCACGTCGCAGGCGTTGGCCGCGGCAATGAAGCTGGCGGCGTCCAGCTCAGCGGCCGCAGCGGCCCCGCCGTTTGCATTGAGCGCCCAGTCGCGGGCGATCAGGGCTGGGTTTTCGGTCCAGCGGGTGATGCCATCGCGCGGGTCAAGCACTTTGGCGCCGCGCACCACGGCGCTGATGCTGGGCGGGCCGGCCGGGAAGGCGTCCTGGTCGTAAACGAGGTCAATGACCAGGCAGGCGATGCCCTGGAATTTGTGCGCGCTGGTGATGCCTGGCAGGCCGGCCAGCACCGTGCTCAAGTCCTGGCCGGGTGCGCCGGTGAACACCCGCACGCGCGCCTTGCTGGATGTGTTGGCCACCTGGTAGCTGACATGGCGCACGACGCCCGTCCATCCACCGTTGGGCGTGACGGTGTTGCCGCTGACGGTAAAGCCGATGGTTTCCTGGGCGACGCGGTCGCCGTTGCTGCCCTCGGTGCTGACGCCCACGCTGTCAAGAATGGCATCGGCAGGCAGCACGGTGCTGGTGCCGCCGGCACCGATGGTCTGGCGGGCGCTGCTGACAGCGGTGGCCAGCCAAGGCGCGGTGGTGACGTAGCCCGAGCCGTCAAGGCTCACCGGCACATCGTTGAAGAACACCTGCTCGACGGCGTCGATCTGGTGCCCAGCCAAGGCCAGCACCAGGGTGTAGTTCTCTTTCTTGGGGCCGTGCGTGGCCTTGTAGACGATGCCGTCGGCGCAGCGGGCGCGGCCGTAGACGCGCGAGCGGGCACCGTCCACCACGGGCACGTTGACCAGGCGGTCGGTGAGGCTGGCGTTGTAGGCATCGCGGGCTTTGCGCTTGGCGCGGTCGGCCATGGCAAAGCGCAGGCCGAAGGCGAAGGCATAGAGCAGCGTGGTGGAGCTGGCGGCCAGGTAGGCGCCAATGCCCCCGAGGACGACGGCCGGCATTACACGGCCCTCCAGGCGTCGGTGGCAGCGTCCAGCGGCAGGGTGACGAGCCCATTGGGGCCAGGCGCCAGCCAATGGGCGCCACCGCACAGGGCCAGGGTGTCGCGGCCATCAAGGGGCAGCAGGCCCACGTCGCCCACCTGGGCGGCCAGCACGGGCACAGCGGCGCCGGCACGGGCTTGGGCCAGGCCGCGCACGCCGTCATGCGCATGCAGGATGCGCAGGGCCTCGCGCTCGGTGCTGTAGCCGCGCAGATCGGCGGCAGGGTCGTGGCCGGTGATGGCCTCGATGGCGTCGCACACAAAGAGGCAGCAGTCGTGCGCGCCCCAAACGAAGGGCGCGGCCAGGCGCGATTGCACCAAGGCCTGCAGACGCAATTGCCAGTCGTGATGGCGGGCGGGTTGGGCTGCGGTCATTTCTTGAAGTAATCCGCACTGGGCCAGATATCGGGCTGCTGTGCTTGGCTGATGAGGAACTCGAGCGCGCGGTCGCCAGGGAACAGGCGGCGCTGGTCGGCGTCGGCGTAGCGCAGGGGCTTGGGCTGAGCAAAGGCGATGCCACGGTGCTCAGCGGTCACGGTGATGGAACTGGTTTCGGCGCCGTGGCGCACGGGCATCTGGTCCATGGTGCCGCTCCACAGCTGCAGCACTTCGCCGATGGCGTGCGTGTCGGGATCCAGCAGGGCCACGCGCAGCACGACGCTGCGGCCTTGGAGGCTCTCAGCCAGGGCCAGGGCGATCATTTCGCTGGGCACGCCGCTCAAGCTGAAGCGCAGGCCCTGCACCTCGCCGCCTTGGTCTTTGACCTCCTCGACGCCGACCTGGCGGCCGCCGAGGTAGGTGTTGCCGTTCCAGGCAATGTCGATGGGCGCGCTGGTGGCGTAGAGCATGCCTGACGCAAAGTCCATCTCGGCCAGCAGCGCCAGGCCGAGACGGTTGCCCAGCCAGCTGGCCGGGGTGGCGTTGATGGCCCTCAACTGAACACCTCTTCAAAGTCGACCGACATGGGCGCGGCCTGGCCGGGGCTGTAGCCGGCGGCAAAGCTCATGGCGGGGCAGATGAACAGCGCGGTGGGGCGGTCCCAGGTGACGGCGGCGCCATTGCTCAAGGCGGCGCGCACGCGCTGCACCAGGGGCACCGTGAGCACGCTGGCCACGGGGGTGCAGTCGGCAAAGCACTGGAACAGCTGGCCGCCGACCTTGAAGAAGTCGCCCGCGCGCAGGGTGCCGGTGGTGTTGATGCTGAGCTGCAGATCGCCACGGGCGGCCGAAGCGCTGAGCGTGGGCGTGCCACGCATGGTGCCCACCGGCGCCGGGCGCAGGAAGTGGCGCAGCCGCACGCGCTCGGTGCCGCCGGCCACGCGCGACAAAAAGGCCTCGGCCTCGGCCGCCAGGGCGGGCGTGCCGCGGTTGAAGGTGAGCGAGGCGCGCCAGCGCTCGCCGGGGAACTCGATGGTTTCCACGCTGCCGTTGAACGGGCTGCGGAACTGAGCGCCGGCCTTGATGCTGCCCCACTCGATGGTGGTGGGCTGCAGGTTGGCGGGAAGGTCGAAGGTGGCCATGGCTTTCTCTTACCCCGCGAAGCCTGGGCGGCGCATGCTGCCCACCAGCTCGGCTTTGAGCTGCTCTTTGATCATGGGCAGCATGGCGGCCAGCTCGGCGCGGGTGACGCCGCTCTGCGCGTTGATGGTGACGTTGACGCCTTGGCCGCCGTTGCTTTGCACGCCGAGCTTGCCGTCGGGGCCGCGGGTGAGCGGCATGATGGCCTCGGGGCCGGCCTCGCCCATCAGGCCGGTACGCCCGCCGGCATAGCCGAAGAACGTGGGCCGGCTGACCACGCCGCCGTTGGCAAAGGCCGTGATTTCGCCGCCCGAGCCGAAGGCGCCGCCTTTGGCAAAGCCGGTGGTCATGAGGCTGACGAAGTTGGTGATGCCGGCAATGGCCTGCTGCGCGGCCATGCGGGCGATGGCGGAGGTGACGTAGTCGACCAGGCTGTCGATGTTGAGCCGGCCGGTGGTGAGGAAGTCGGCCAGCGCGTCCTCGGTGCGCACCACCACGCCGGTCATCAGGTTGTCGTAGCTCTTGGCCATCTGCTCGGTGGTGTTGTTCCAGCCGTCCAGCATCACCTGCCACTGGGGCTTGAGGGCCTCGTTGAGCGAGGCCTGGCGCGCGACGATGTTGGCGTTGAGGGCCACCTGCGCGGCGTCGGTGTTGACGCCTTGCAGCTTGAGCATGGTGAGCCGCTCTTGCATCACGCGGCGGTCCAGCTCGATCTGGGCCTCGCCGCGCTGGCGGTCGTTGGTGATGAGGCTGACGTTGATCTGCGCAGTCTGGTCGAGCAGTTGCTCGCCGAAGCGGGCGGCCTCTTGCTGCTGGCGCTCGAAGTCGCGCAGGATCTGGCTGGTGCCGTCATCGGTGATGCTGCGGGTGCGCACGCGGGCGTTGGCTTGGCCTTGCAGGCGGGCCTCGGCGCTGGCGCGCGGGCCGGCTGGCGGGCGGGCCGGCTCCGGCTGGAAGTTGATCTGCTGCCGCTCGCCATAGCCCTCGGCCCCGAGCAGTGCGGCTTTCGTGGCATCGCCCGCCGCCTGCGCGCTCTCGCGCGCGCCGCCCAGCAAGCCCTTCACGCGCTCATTGGCCGAGAAAGCGTCTTTGGTCAGCTCCTCGATCTGCTCGCGCAACTCACGCACGCGGATCTTGGTGTACGGGCTTGCATTGACATCACCCCCACCCTGTGCCAGCAGCTTTTCCAACTCTTTGAGCGAGCGGGCCGCCGCTTGACTGTTGCGACTGGCGGAGTCGGCCGAGAACTCAACCTTCCGGTCGCGCCAGAAGGCCGAGAAGAAGCCATCCTCTTCGCGCATGCGGCTGACGAGGTTGTTGAAGGCCGGCAAGTAGCCGCCGAGCAGGCTTCGGGTCAGGGAGTTGACGTTGGCAACTGCCTCGTCCAACTGATCGTTGAAGCGCTGGGCCTCAGCAACCTGCTCCTTCGTTGTACTGCCGACCAGCGAGTTGACACTCGCCAGATCGTTCAAAAACTTAGAGGCTTCCTGCACTGACTTGCCGAACAAAACCTGCACCAGGCGGGCCTTGTTGGCGTCGTCCGCGTAGCCACTCAACGCCTCGGCCACGCGCTTGAGCGCTTCGGCCGGGTCTTGCTGTCGCAGCTCCTCGGCGCTAAGGCCGATGGCGGTCAGAGCCTGGGCTGCGTTGCTGCTTGGGTCGCCGGCAGCCTGTAGCTGTGCGTTGAACTTGACGAGGATGCCGGTGACCGTGTCAAAGGTAGTCCCAGCTCGCCGCCCGACGTCCTCAAGCGCACTCAGGTTCTCAATGCTGGCGCCGGTCGCGGTTGCGGCATCGCCGAGCGCGTCCATCTGGTTGACCACATCACGGAGGTAGTTGACCACCCCCGAAGCGGAACCGATCAGGGCCAAAGCACCCGACAGACGACCCACAAGGCTCGTCAGGCCGCTGATCTGCGTTTGCACGCCGCCCAGGCCCTGGCGGGCGCTTTGCTCCAGGCCTTTGAAGCCGTCGCGGCCGATCTTGCCCAGGGCGCCGGTGAGGCGGGTGGCATCAGCCTCGACGCGTGCAAAGCCTTCGCTGACCTTGGTGACGTCAGCGGTGATGATGATGCGGGATTCAGGAGCTGCCACGTCTCATTTCCTCAAGCGCCGAGCGCTCCATGGTTTGCACGTCCTCGAACAAGGCGGGCCATTCGGCGGCTGGCACGGCCATGAGCCGCAGCGCGGGCTCCAGTGCGCCGTAGTCCAGCCCGGTGGGGCCTGCCGGCCCCACGCGCCACTGGGTGACCAGGCTGCCGAACACGTTGACCGCGGTCACGCAGCAGGGCCACACCTCGGTGGGTGGGTGCGCCACGTCCTCGGGCATCAGGCCCATGGCTTGCAGCTCGTGTGCCGCCGGCTGGCGCCTGTAAAGGGCCTGCGCGGCGGCGGCTAGTTTTTTCGGCGGGCCCCCACCAGGGCCGCAACGTAGGCATCGAAGATCTCCTGCGAGCTGCGGGGGTAGGCGTCGAGCAGTTGGTCGAGCGCGGCGCGACCGAAGGGGATGGGCTGCCCCTCGGCGTTGACCACATCGCGCCAGCCGCAAAGCACTTGCAGCAGCCAGTCGGCGTCGTGCTCGTGGTCTTTGGCGGCCTTGATCCAGTCCTGCAGGGCGGCCTTGCCGAGGTATTTGCCGACCAGTTGGAGCTTGCCGGCCTGGGTTTCGCCAGGGCCAGAAAGCTCCACGGGGAGGTCGAACGTGGGCGCGGGGGCCAGCTTGAACATGCGCAGCAGCCGGATCAGGTGGCGTAGCGGATGGGCTCGGCCACGAAGCTCACCGTGATGGTGTTCTCCAGGGCCTGGCCGCCGGTGACGCTGGCGAAGCTGCCGATGCTCATGTAGGCGTTGCCGACCGACTTGGCGCCCGAGGGGTAGTTCAGGCGGATGGCGGCGGCGGCGTTGGCCTCTTGGTAGCCGTTGATGGTGGGCACGAAGGCCAGCAGCGGGTCGTCGAACACCGTGATGGTGAGGCCCTGCGCGCTGCGGATGGTGGGGATCTGGCGCGCGGTCACGTCCTGCAGGGTGGTGATGTCAGCGAACTGCTGCTCACCGCCAGAGGTGCCGATGCCGTCGACCTTGATCTGGAGGATTTCGTCCCAGGCCGTGATGCGGCGCAGGGTGCCGATGCCAGCGCCAGCGGGGAAGCGGCTGGTGCTGGTGGTGTTGACCAGCTCCAGGGTCACATCGTTGGTGGCGACGGTTTTGGCGCGCACGACGCGGCTGTTGAGGCGGCCCCAGCCGCTGGTGATTTCGAGGTAGTCGCCCACCGTGACGCCGTGGCCGGCGCCGAGCGTGGCAACGGCCTCGACGGCGTTGGTGATGGCGGTGATGTTGACCGCGGTGCCGTAGGTGCGGGCCACGAAGACGGCGGTGCCATTGGGGAGGGTGAAGGCCATGGTGGGGCTCCTACTGGATGATTTCGGGCAGGTTGTTGAGGGTCAGGACGGTGGCGTCCAGGGTGAGGGAGACGAGGCCGACGGCGGCGTCGGCGTCGTTGTTGACCTCGCGGCGCACTTCGCTGCAGCGCAGCTGGTGCGGGGGCTCGGTGCCACCGAAAAGGGCGGTGAGGGCTTCGGCCTGCAGGGCGTCCATGGCGGCCTCCAGCGCGGCGGTGCTGCGCACGTAGCCATCGGCCTGGAGGGTGATGGCGTGGCTTTGCATGGCGGGGTAGCCCATGCTCTCGCGCTCGATCAGCTCGCCCTCGATGCGCAGCACCCAGCAGGGCAGCTCGCTCGGGTCCACGGGGTGATAGCGGCCAGCGAACACGCGGCCACCCACGCTGGCGGCAGTGGCCAGACGGGCAGCAACAGCGGTGCGAACTTGGGCGGCGGCCAGCATGGTCAGACCTTGGCGAGCACGAGGATGTGGATGGCGGCGTCAGGCGGCTGTGGCACGACCTGGCGCACGGTGAAGATGGCAGCACCGCGGCGAAGTTGCTGCCCGATGGCAGCATTTGCCGTGGCGGGCACTTCGGCGGTGGGGGCGGTGACGACAACGCCGTCCAGCTCGACCGCCCCGGCCTCGTTCACGATGGCGCTGAGGCAGGTGCCGGCGAGCATGACGGGCTCGCCGAGCAGGTCGAAGTAGGCGGCGAGGTCGTCCACGGGCGCTTACGCGGCGGCTTCGTCGCTGGGCTTGACGGGCTTGCGCACCTTGGGCGCGGGCTCGCTGGGCGGCGCGGCGGGCGGGTCGCCGGCTTGCGCTTCGGCGGTGTCGTCGCCGGTGTGCAGCTCGACCTTGCCGGCGTTGCGCAGCTCAGCGCCCAGCACGGGGCCGAGGTCGACCAGGGTGTCGGGCTCGATGCGCTCACCACCGATGCAGATGGCGCGCAGCACTTTGTGGGTGATCAGCTTCGGGGTCATGGGCTTGTCCGTTTGGGTTTTGAAAATCCGCCGCACCGGTGAGGGTGCAGCGGCTTGGTCAGTCGGGCCCTGATCAGGTGATCGTGATGGCGCGGCTGAAGGCGGCGGCCTGGCGGATCGCCACGTCCACCGTCTGGATGGCGCGGATGCCCGTGATGGCCGCGGCGAAGCTGGCGTACGGGTTGAGCGCGATTTCCAGGAAGCCCCACTCGCCGATGACCACGTTGGAGAAGTCGCCGAAGATCATGGAGGCGGCCGTGGCCTGGGTGGTGGTGACGGCGCGGTAGCCGCCCATCTGGCCGTCGAGCACGGTGCCGGTCCACAGCGGGGTGTCGGTGCTGGCGAAGCGCTGGCGCTGCATCAGCAAGCCGGCCACCGCCGGGGTGGTGACGAATGCGCTGTTGGGCGTCAAGGCGTTGCCTGCGGCCACGTCGGTCTGGAACTCGATGATGCCGGGCAGGCCCAGCGTGGTGCCCGTGACCGAGCCGATGCCGGCGGTGTTGGCGATGCCGGTGGGCGCGCCGCCGGTGCCGGGGCCTTGCAGCGCAGCGGCGTCGATGGCCAGGGCCAGCACGCGGGTCAGGTCGTTGATGATGAGCTGGTCAGCGGCCGGGGTGCTCTGCATCATCAGCTGGCGGCTGATCTCGGTGTAGGCCGCCAGGTTCTTGGGCGTGAGCGGCACTTGACCGATGGTTTGGTCCGACTCACCAGCGCCGGTGCCTTCGTTGGCGAGCCAGTTGGCGGTGGCCGCACCGGTTTGGCGCGGGATGGCCACGTTGCCGACCAGGCCGGGCAGCATGGTGCCGCCGAGCATGCCGACGACGCTGCGGGCGCGCAGCAGCTCGATGAAGCTGGAGGCGGCCAGATCGGTGGCAACCAAGTTGCCACCAGCGGTGGGCACACCAGCCGTCAGGTCACGCTTTTGCACGTCGGACGGGACGAAGAAACCGCCGTTGGGCGCTTCGGGGATGCCCATGCGCTTGCAGATTTCGGCGGTGGCTTCGCGCTCCAGGCCGGCGACGCGAGGATCCTTCGTGGCCAGCGCGCGCACGGCGCGCAGCACGCTGAAGCGGCGCACTTCGGCGGGGCTCATGTCGAGGTGGGTGACGGCGCTGGTTTGCTTGGCAGCCAGGGCGTTCATGATTTCGCCGCGCACGGCGTCGATGCTGGCGCCCGACTCGATGGCACGCATGGCGATTTCACGGCCGCCGTGGGAGGCGAACTGGTCGCCGACGGCGAGGATTTCGCGCACGCGGCTTTGCTCGGCTTGGCGGATTTGGGCCGCGTCAGCGCTGATGTTGAGGGCGGGGGCAGCAGGGGCAGCCGCCGGGACGGCCAGGGTGGTGTCGGGGGCTTGCATGTTGCGTTGCTCCGTTTGGGGGGTGGTTGCGGGAAGGGACACGGGGGCCACGGCGGCGGGGGCCGGCTCGATGGCGATGCGGGGGTCGTCGGCGCTGCGGCCTACGCCAACAGAGGCGTCGGCGGGCACGCTGACGATGGAGACCTCGTAGGGCTCCCAGTCGGTGACGCGGTAGGTGTCGGCGTCGTCGGTGCTCTCCACGAGCTGGGCTTTGTGGATGAGGTAGCCGACGCTGACGTTGGCGCGGATGCCATCGACCACGTCCTGGAAGATTTCACTGGCGCGGGCGCTGTTGCCGAAGCGCACCAGGGCGCGGGCGATGCGGTCGGGGCCGATGGTGACTTGCTGCACCACGCCGATCTGGTCGCGGGTGTCGTGGTCGCACAGCAGCGGCGCGCGGCCGTTGCCGATGCGGCCCTGGCGCATGGCGGTGGCGGTGCAGTCGAGCACCTCGACGCCCCACCAGCGCTCGTAAGGCAGCTCGCTGGCGAAGGACAGCTCGGCGGTGCGTGCCTCGACGTTGACGGCCTCGCGCACCACGGCAAAGGCGCGCTCGACCTTGGTGCCGGGCTTGAGGGTGGTGGGTGCCTTGCTCATGGGTGTGGATGGTTGCGTTTTGTGCCCTTGCGGATCAGGGGGAAAGTGGCACTGGGTCAGGCAGCGGGCTCGGCCGCGCTGACGAGGGGCGCGGGTTCAGCGCGGGGCAGCGTGGTGAGCTTGACGCCGAGGCGCTCGGCCATTTGGTTGGCCTGCTGGATCTGCAGCAGCACATCCTCCAGGTCGGAGCCCATGCCGGCTGCCACGTCCTGCGGGCTCTTGATGCCGGCGTTCATGGCGGTGAGGTCGGCCTGCACGTCGCGCAGCGGATCGACCCAGGCCCAGCGGCGGCCCTGGAACTTGTGGGGGCGGAACTTGTCGAGGCTGCGGATGGGCAGCGCGCTGCCGTTGGCCAGGGTGACCTGGCCCATGGCGAGGGCCAGGGGCAGCCACTCGGTGAAGATGGGCTCCAGGAAGGCGTCGATGAACCACGACTGCACGACCATCCAGGCGTCGCGCTCTTCCAGGGTGCCGCTGCGGATGCTGGAGAAGCTGACGCCCTCCAGGTCATTGGCCAGGGCGTGGTAGGCCACGCCGAGGCCGCTGGCGATGCCGCGCAGGTTGGCCTTGACGAACTCGCCGAACATGGCCGCGGGGTATTGCGGGTTGAACGGGGTGAAGTTCATGCCCTCGGGCAGGCTGCGGAACTCGCCCGGCGCGGCGTCCATGAGCAGCTCGGTGGCTTCGCCGCCCTGGCCCTCTTGCACGCCGTCGGCGATGCTGGTGGCCTGGCCATCGGGCGTGGTGAAAAACCCCATCTGGCTGGCGCCGACGCGGCTGGCAATGATGGCGGCCTCTTCGTAGCCGCCAAGGTTTTGCAGACGCAGCATGGCGGCGTGCATCCAGGGCACGCCGCGCACTTGCTCGGGGGTGTCGCACACGAAGCCGTGGATGATTTCCTCGGCCGGGATGCGCTGGCTGGGGCGGGGGCTGCGGGCGAGGTGGTAGACGTCGCCCTGCATGGCGTCGCGCAGGTAGTAGGCAACGGGGCGGAGGTAGGTGTCGACCTCGATGCCCATGAGGATGGCGTTGACGCCGTCGGCGGCGCTGCGGTTTTGCTGGGTGTCGATGCGGTTCACATCGAG